CAATGTACCAGAAACATTAAGTGTGCCGTTCAGATCAACTGCTGTGGCAGTAAGGTCAATCTCATCAGTAGCACCAATAGACAGAACCGTTGCGCTAGACCCATGAATAAACTGACTAGCATCGTTGAACATAATTTTATTTGTTGAGTTAAGTGTTAGGCCAGAACCATCAGTATGAGTTAATGTTGTATCGTTGTCATCACCGAAACCAAGTACAGCACTATCTGCTAAGAATAAGTCAGAGAATTGCAATGAGGTTGTGCCTAGTGCAGCACCGTCTTGTGCATCAGGAACAAAGGCAGTTGTTGCAGTAATTGTTGTTCCAGACACAGCGGCGCTGAATGTTCCTGTTGTTCCGGCCACCCCAGCGGTGGCAGTAATAGAAGTTGTTGCAGTAATTGCGCCGGTTACATCAAGACCCGAACTGTCGATATCGACTCGTTTGGTTCCACCAGTGGTGACGTTGACCGTATCGGCTGCCCCAAAATAAATACCTGTATTTGAATCGCCAATATTGGCAATTGCTGGTGCTGATACGCTGCCGTCTGCAAATGATGCAACACCAGTGATTGATGGACTAGCAAGAGTAACAACAGTAGAAGTAGAACTGATGCCAGATGTTAGTGCAGAACCAGTACCCAACAGAGTGTAGAGTTCAACGAAATTATCATTGATCTTGTCACCACCAACGCGAATTTCGTCACCTGTACCGTCGCCTGCGGTTGTTCCTAATCCTAATGATTGATATGCCATTGTTAGTCTTCCTTTGTTGTACTAAGTATTTATACCTTGAGATTGTCCCATGACTCTAAGTTATTATCTAATGTTATCGTTGTTCCACTAAATCCTGATTGAGTGCCAGTTCCAGTAGCTACTGCGCGTATATACAAATCAATATCAGTACCATCCTCAAGAATGATCTGATCATTCTCATCTGCCGTAGTATTGAACACTATAAAATCATAGTCATCTTCAGCAGTTAATTTACCAGTTTCATTAACATAAATATCTGATGGATAAGTAAACGGTTCAATAATACTTGGGTTACTAATTCCAAATGGAACCTCACCTGTGCCGGATGCTTGTTCCAGAACAATCGGAGTTACCTCTAAGGATAATTTATCACCAACACCAAATCCAGTATAATCTTCTAGAAGTATGTCATCACCAAAGGTTCCAACGACAGTCGTCTCATCTTCCTGTTTAAATGTTCCGACCTCTTGGCCTTCAAGAATAATAGTATCACCTTGATTTCCATCATTCTCATTCGGGAAAAATATCAATGACTCACGATTGAGATCAGTAATGGTATAAGATTCTGGATTAAAGTCCTCACCTAATATTGCACCGCCGCCTTGAAACCCAACAGGATTTTCTAGAATTAGATTGTCGCCATCAGTTTCATCAACAAAGTTGTTATTTGCAATAGTAGTAAAGGTATCTATCGTTACACTCTGTCCAACATTAACATCCCAATATGCTTCCAATAGGAAATGATCACCATGATCTGCTTGTGGATTTCCTTCTGATGAAAGGTCTGTTGTGCCAGTTATCAACAAACGACTACCGTATTGACCAGAACCCACTTCCAACATAATACCGTCACCAGTAATACCTTCGTGAGCTGTAGTTGCGAGGAATGCCAAACCATTAGCAGTATTATGTGTCTTGTTAATAGTCGCATTAAGCTTCGTCGTGATAGTGGAACGAAGGAAAACATCTCTATCAAGAGTAACTTTGCCTTCAGTAATGAAGGGCGCGTTGTCCGTCTCATCAACAAGATTATCTACAACTGATTGGGTTTCGCCTAGCATAAATGATATACCATTTTGCAAACTTTGTTCCAACCCCATAGACTCTCCAGCATCAGTAGAGTCCGAATCAGTACCATTAAGAAGAATATCGCTACCAGCATCACTCTGAGATGTTGCTAGATGTCCCGGCTCAGTACCATCAATAACAATGTTATTTGTTATAGCCTCGGCACGTTCAGATACGATACGATTCAAATCCTCTGTTAGTAATATACCAAACTGGCCAGCACCAACACCATGAGTTATTTGAATTGTTTCAAAATCAGGATAAGCATTTTCTGGTATCTCTAGTTGTACAAAACCTACACCAGTTTCAGTTTCAAGAATAAACTGATCACGATCACGTTGAACTTCAGAAGTCTCTAACAGTATTTCAAATTCTTCTTCAGTTTTAACACCAAGACGGCGCTGTATAGTTTCATCGAATATAGTTGTAAATGTAGATGCAAGGATTGCACTGTATATGTCAGTATCATAATCAGTTGTACCAAGATCAGAACCAGCTGTTGTAATTGCAACAGAGACAAATGATGTTTGAACAACCTTTGCAAACACGTTAAACCCAGCTGGATGAACTGATTTTTTCAATTCACTCAGGTATGCATTACCGCCAGAATTTGTCTGAATTTCATACGAGAAATCTTGGTAATAATAAGAATCTTGAATCCTAATCAGTTCTTCACTAATTAAATTTTCAATACCACCATAACCTCCGGCGCTGGATGCAGTACTACCTAAAGAAAATTCTGTCCTTGCAATATCTGAATGAATAACTGTTCCACCAGCAGCGGCCGTTGATATTCGAATTGCATCGCTAGAAAAATCTAGTCCAACATCCTCATACAATATTTTTTGTAGTCCATGTAGACTAGATGAATTTGTACCATTCAATACTAGATTAGTAAAGTCGTCGTCTTGAGTTTCTTGTAGGACTTCGCCATTCTCAAAACCAGTTGTACCGGCCTCATGCACAATTAAATTACTAGGATCACCCACACCAGCTGCGGCCGTAGCATTGGGTATAATTTTTTCGCCAGCATTTGCACCAGCAATGTCAGTTCTGTCAAGAACTAAATTCTCTTCTGTATCTATATCAGCATTAAGTAATATAAAGTCACCTACACTTGTTTTAGTATTATCAGGTGCAGAAGTTTCTAAAACAAATTTAATCTGCCGCATATCATATTCAAATGGAAGTTCAGTTTCTTCATCCTCAGAAACAATATATTCGCTGCTTACCTCTGTGATTAATACCCCAGCATCGCCTGTAGCATCTTCCAATGTAAAGGTTGAAAGTCTAACTTCGGGAAACTCCATAACAAGTTCACCAAAACCATCCTCTAATAATATCAAATCAGTTCTTGCCATAAATGCATCGACTAAAATCCTGTCTCCGTCAGCATCAACTAGATTTTCCCCGTAAGCATAATCTCCATCTGATATAAAATTGTCATCTATATACTCATTGGTTGTAAGTGAATCTTCTAGAAGCATACCCTCAACAGGAGTTGCTCCTGTCTGTTCACCTTCAATTGCAGTCGTGTCATTAATGGTAACTGTTAAGACTTGAGTTGTAGAATCATAAGACCGAACTAGTCCTGTATGTGATGTTAGTGAAGCACCAACCACAAATGTTCCTGTTACATCTTTAAGAACAAAATTTGCCCGTGGTTCTACAGTAGGTGCTTCGGTATAATTAAAGCCAGGGTTAATAATATTAACAGAAGATACGCGGCCAATATCTGTAGTAAGTGAAAGAACCTTTGCACCAGTACCATACTCACTTCTAACAAGAGCAGTAGGCAATAATGCATAACCATCACCACCCTCAGTTACAGTTATCTTTGTAATATCACCAGCACCAGACTCTAACGAAAACCCTTCACCATCATAACGGGTTTGGTCTACAGAAATTTGGTTTACGGCCCACTCTGTTTCGAAACGATCACCTAAAACTGCTTCAGTGTTGACACCACCGCTATATGATGCTGCATTACCAGACTCAGAATAAAGATGGTCTTGCCGGTGATTAAAGTTGCCGCCGTAAAGAGTATAGGTCGTTGGAGTATAAGAAGCGGCCGCAGCAACTGTTGTTGCAGTTGGTGAATAGAAATTAATGCCGGGATACTCTAAAAAATTGTATTTTCTTACTGCTGTTGGTGCAGATTCAAATACTAATGTTTCATCAATCAAAAATGTTAGTGGGGCAGACAAAACTATTATTGATTGATCTGTAACAGAGGTAACTGTAATTACCCTATTTAGAGCAATACTATTAGCCCTTACGGTCATACCTATTGCAATGGAACTACCAGCATTTCCTTTTAGTGTTACAAAAGTTGAACTAAAAGTAGCTGCAACAACATCGGCCGATGCTTTTGTAATAGTAGTTTGTTCTGCTTCATAGTTCGTTAAATAGATTGGATAATAGTAACCAATCCCTGCATTGTATAATGTATCTGTGCCTAATACTGCATAGGGTTCTTCGTCGTATATTGTACCTTCTTCAACTTGAAAATTAAATAATTCTAATGAAGAATTTGTGCCTTCTTCTTGTAGAATAGTGTCACTGTCAGTCTCATTAATAATACTACCGTGAATAACTGTAACTTTAGCTGCAGCCTGATGTATCAATCCAGACTCAGTATTGTTATCAGAAAAAACTACTAGGTCACCTAATTCATAGTTCGTTCCCGCATCATCAATCTTAATATCAGAAACAGAACCTCGTTCAACTTTATCAATTGAAGCAGCAATATCACCACTACCAAGAGCAACAGCAGTATCAAGGTCAAGAGCATCATTGTCTTGATATAATGTTCCATCATTTAAAATTGTTGTAGATGAAACTAATTGATTAATAGTAAATTTATATTGAACATCTTGTACAGAAGATATACCAACAAGAGTTTCTCCAACTTCAAAGGTTCCGTCTACATTAGAAATTTGAAATTCTATATATGATATACCTCCCGAAACAGCAAATGTTGTAGAATTTTCAACAAGGGCAGTTGCAAGAGACGACTGGCCCGTAATTGATCGGCCAATGAGTTCATCTGCAACAACAGCGCCAGGAGCAGCAGAGACACGAATAACAATAGGTTTATCCCAATCAGCTGCTGATGTTTTCAACATATATTGATTAGGATAGAAAACTTCTGCTGTTTCGTCCAGAAGGATTCTCATAAAGAGTTTGGCACCCTCTTTAGTTCCCTTCCTTCGATACAACTCACGAATATGTTTTTCGAGATTTCTTTTATTAATTCCGTTTGCTAACTGGCTTGGAATCCCACTCATAAAAGATTTACGAAACTCTTCTATGAAGTCATAGATAGTATTATCAATGTCAGCATAGGCCAACATCTGTTGAATGTTCTGAACAGGGTTTGCTCGGTATCTAGTGACAACACCAGATGCGCCAGAGGTTCCACCTGTTATAGTTTCTCCTGTCTCAAATAGTTGCTGTGAGGATATGAACATTCTTGGTGTTGCAGCGCTAAGGTCATCAACAAGTACAGTCGCAGTTGCATAGGATGTACCGCCTGTAATTGTCTCCCCCTCAATAAACTTGCCCGTTGAACCAGAACCAACTTCTGTAACAACGAGTGTTCCATCTTCACTGAGAAGGTTAGTATCAGTTTCTAACTCTAGAATAATATTATCAATATTAACTTTTAATTGAAGTTCACCTGACTCAAGAAACTGATAATAATTTTTTAGAAACTTAGCAAACTGCGGGTGATCCTCGGCAATAAAGTCGGGAAGTTGGCCATCGATCTGAGTGCTAAGTTTATTTTCTAGAGCTGGGGTCCAATTCAAATCAAATGATTTCATAATTAATAACTCGACGGTGTTACATAACTAGTACTTGTTACATAACTAGTAGAACCCCCACTGCTACCAACTGCAATCGTATCTTGCGTTCCTGAGATGGTTATATTAGTGGTGTCAATTTCTAGCAGTTGGTTTCTCTTGCCCAAAATGTCATTAGAATCTGGAGTTGCAGTAATTCTTATTGATGTTGATGCGGCGTTATCAACATTAGATACAGATGTTATATAAACTGGGTTGGCTGAAATTAATCCAGTTGCGTAATCTATAGTCCCAGCAGTTGAGGAAAAATATGTTCGTACACCAGAACTCAAATAGTAGATGCGAAGGTTCCCCGAACCATCATCATCAAGGAACATCTCATTTGTGTTGTCTTGTACATAGAAACCCGTTGATGCAAGGATACCACCTGATGTAGAATTATGACCAGAGTGAGGATTGTATAAACGATTTCCAAAATTTAAAGTAAACGAATATGATCCTAGTGTGTTTGCCTTATGAAACAAAGCTAACGCCAGTTTACTAGTATTACTCAATATCGCATTATCGGCACTGTCAATTAAACCAGTAAATTGAGAATGCCTGAAAATAGAATTGAATACTTTTAAATAACTATTGTTATAATCTGCGACAGTGGTGGCCACATAACTTTCTAGTTCTTCTTTGGTAGATATTGTTGAGTTGCTATCATACCTAAAGTTAATAGTAGGAATAAGATATAAAAATGCTGGGTCTACGATTACAGGAGTAATTGACGCAACAGTATATGGAGATAAGTCTGTAACCAACTGTGCTTTCTGAATCTCATTTAGAGTTAATCCAGTTGTTGACTTAACACTAATGAATACCTTACCATACTCTGCAACTTCAGAAACTCCAGTAACATCATTGTAGGAACCATTTTCTCCACCCCAAACAGAAACTGCTTGAGTGTTTGCAAAGAGCTGTTTAACGTATGTCTTATAATCTTCTGTTGTAACGCATCGGCCCTGAGACGCATAGTCTAGGGGAGCGTTATATTTGATAGACTCAATAGACTCTGGTTCTGCACCACCAGCAGCATTAGACACCGTTCGAACATTAACACTATTGACAGTATCGATTGCAGATGAACTAACAAATACGCTTGCACCATTTGCATCACCTTTGTTGGTAACAACATAATTCATTATAACAATGTTACCGTCTTCTAATGCACTACCCAAAATACCATCACCAAAATATATTTCATATTTTCCATCCTCTACTTCTTGTAGAAAGTAAACATTAGAAGTAGGAGTCAATCCAGCAATATCTGTTGCTAAAGTATATGTAGCAGTTATAGTATCTGATACCGAGTTCTGTATCTTAATTGTGAGAGTATCCGTATCTGCTCTGTTATCATTGATAAGAAACCTCTGTTCAACATTCTGAGTGTCGGCTGTATATCTAGTTGAAATAAAACTGCCTTCATATATTGACACATCATTAAATAAAATACTAGAGCCTTGAAGGAATGCAGTAGTATCTGCTATAGTCACAAACTGATAAGAATTATCTCCCACAGAACTTGAGAAGACAGTTCCAGCTGGCATAGTTGCACTAGTATTAGTCGTATTCAGAAAAATGTCAACAACCGCGTTAGATGCTGTTGAAGAACGAGTGGTGTATCCCAAAGTCTTCGCATGAGAAACGACACTCGACCTCAACTGCGAAGAGTCAAGGAACATCTCGTTTGCAAGCATGTTCGCATTGAAACCAAGGTAATGCGTATTGTATGCGAGTACATCTAGAAGTGCGCTAAGTCCAGAACCCTCAAAGTCATAGTCCTTGAACTCTGTTTGATTTCGCATAAAGATTTTTAGATTATCTTTAACCTCATCAAAGTCAAATTCTGTTACAGTGAGTCTTTTTCTAGTTGCTGACATTATCGTAATCTCTCTAATAGAACTTCCATATTAACAAGCTCTGTGGGTGCATTAATAACATAAAACTCAATGGATACATTATATGCATTGTTATCAAGATTAGGTGTGGCTCTAACTCCAACGAGTCTAGCCCTTGGTTCAAAGTTTTCAATCACCTCTTCGATCTTCATGGTCAGAATATATGCAGTGATTGGAGTCATAGGCTCAAATAAAACATCTCTGACACCAGAACCAATCTCAGGATGAAAAGGTTTTTCGTAGAAGTTTGTTAGTACAAGATTTCTTACAGACCTCTTGACCGCTGTAAAGTCAATAAGTTTAGAAATATCCTTTGATCCCACTTTAGGACCAAAGAATAAATCAATATCAGAATATACCTGAGCTGCTCGATTGCTTCCTTTGTGTGTACCATCACTATATGCGTCCTGAGCGGCCATGAGTATTCCTTTTTGTTATTATTTATACACTCTCTGCTGTATTTTGTTTCATGATATAAGGATTATTAAACTTCCAAATGTCCTTTGCATTGATACGAATGAATCGTTTGTTTGTCTCATTCGTATTTGGGTTAGGAATAGTCACCATGACATTCTTACCCTTCTTAAATGCATTAATCTGATTGATAGTCTTATCAACAAATTTATACTCTCTACGAAGTTCTTTAAGAATATCCTTACGAACATTAATGCGTTCGCCCTTAGATGTCTGTGATGTTCTTGATTTCTTTCCCATAATATAACTCCTTTACATATATAATGTATTTATGTCGCTTAATAATCAGGATCGTATTTTTCTAGAAATTCGTATCTAATTAGCACAGAAAACCCTTTGCGAATTCGGTTCTCATGTGTGTCGCTGCCGTGGCGCGCCGACGAGTTGTAGGCGCCGTTCAACAAAGGTTCATAACCACTCCTTGCAAACAGATGTTGTCTATCGTCAGGCTCACCGGCATAACCACCAGAGTCTATATTGCCGGGATGAGTTGATAATGTAATTGGCGAAAAAAATCTTAAATTATTACCCATTACAGAAATATTAGTTCTTGGTGAATGTATTTTGGAACCTTTATCTACATAAAGTGCGGCCACATGACGGCCTATTAGATTTGAATAAAAGAATTGTTTATTTGCTATGGTGCTTGGTTCTTCAAACCCTAAAGCTTTACGCTGAGACTCGCCAATTAATTCCCTAGTGAAGCTTTCGCCAGGATATATGAAGATTCTCGATATTCTGGATGGTTTATATTCAAGCGCGGCCACATAATAACCGTCTGACTGAACTTCAAGTTTTGGATAAAATTTTCCGTTACGCCGTGGAATATCATCAACCGCAAAAGTCTCGGTGTTGATAGATTTTTTATAAGCAAACCCGTCGCCTTTATCTTTCGGTACATAATTCTTCCTTTGACTAGCACTTGTTGGTGCAATTGCCGCTTTTGCGGGCGCGGCACCAGGTGCAACCGAAAAGTTTTTAATACTAGAACTAGGTACAAATTTAAATGCCGGTGTATCAGTTGTAGGAGGAGAAGATGTAGTTTTGAACTGTGTCATTTTGACGGCGATTGCATCAGTTTTCACTTTTATATCTTTATTTTGTTCTATGACAGATGCAATTTCTGTAACTGCTTTTGCGGCCGCTTGTTTTACTGCTGCTGGTTTCTCTAATGCCGCAGCAGTATCTCCGGCGGTCTTTTCAAGATTAGGAACAATAGAACAAATATTGCCGCCAGCTGATACTTCCTTAACCGCACTATTGACAAGGGTTTCCACATCCAAACCGGCGGCCTTTATATCATCTCCAAATTCTGTTTTAATTTTTGATAGTGCAGAAGCAAAGGATACGCTGCCGGGCGCTTGCGAAG